AATCCCTTGTTTTCCACTATTAAATCTTTTAACTTAATCATTAGAACTGTTCTCCTGCTATGGCTTCTTCAATCGCATCTTTGATATCGCCTGGTTCGACTTCAATTACTCCATCCATATCACCCTTCCATGTGTCGATTTTATCGCCGTTAACGTATAGTGCAATTGAGGGATAATTCCTTAATCTTAATTTTTTGCAAACTTTCTTAGTGTCTTCGGACATAACTTTTAATATTTCTGCGTCCTCATGTCCCTTGACTCCCTTAACATATTCCATGCCATCTTTCTCAGCCCATTTAGATCCGAATACAACTACTACAACACCGTCTCCAACTTTTTCTTTAAAATTTTTATCTGTGACTTGTCCACTTAAGACACTGAGCAACAGTAACGATAAAATTATTCTCTTCATAACTAACTCCTACTTGTCACGCTTCCTCTTTTCGAGGTCTTTAATATCTTTTCTTAGTTCTTTAATAATATCTTCGAGTTCCTCAACCTGTTCGAATACGTCGTCCATATCGTCTTGAAGAGTACCTACTTGATCTTTGTATTGTTCATAAGACCTTGGCCAGTTATAACCCTCTGGTCTTGATGGATATTCAGCTTTATATAATGTTTCTAGACTTGGTAAATTTTTAGCTTCTTCAATTTCTCCTTGTAGTGTATACCACATACCAATTAATGAAGCCAGTCCAGTTCCAGCTGCAACCATTGTTTGAACTGATAATGTAAATTTTGTATCTAAAACTTTGTCTTCGCTTATCTCTATTGGTTCTTTTCCTGTTGGTTCTATTTTCTCAGAAATTTCTTCTTGTTTTTCTTCATGACCGTTTCCGTGTTCCAATATGAGACTCGTTATATCTTCTAATGAGCAAAACCCTTTATCGACCAATATTTCCCCAAGAGTTCGTTTATCACCCTGTACTTGATCTTGCAAACATTGATTTAATTGGCGCTTTGTAATAATATCATGATCACAAAGTAATCTACCTATTTTCAATCCTCCGTTCATATTACTATTCTCCCGTGTAGAACGTTGCTTCTGGGTCTGTACCTATTTCTATGTTTTCAAAAATTAATAATGCGATTTGTAATTCATCTCTGTATGGATTATAGAATTGTCCATTAACCATGCCAGAAACTTTACCATCTTCGACTTTAGATATTTCTGATTGTCCAAACTCAGTGTAATCAAAACTACCTATTATTTCTAAGTTTATTGTTTTATCCCGATCAACGGTATCATTAACACCGTAATTCAAATATAAACCAGGATCTATTAAGTTACCATCATTCTCACCATCGTTATCATACCATATAGTTGCATAATGTTCTAATTCTGGTAATACTCTGCCAATTTCCCGTTGAAAGTGCAATACTAATAGTTTTTTAACTTTACCATCCTCACCAATAGTTTTTTCTCCATAGGTCGTTATTGAACCGTAGTATGCATATGGATCAATGGGGTCTCCGTTAACCCACATTTCCATTTTAGGTTCTAATGAAATTTCCTCTTCCACTCGAGTATCTTCGCATGCTGGAAATATAAACATTGCCGTCATTAACAGACATCCAAAAAACGTGTTTATTGTGTAATATAATTCATTGTGTTTCATTTTAAAATCCCATAAATTGATAGTTTAATCCAAATTTAAAATCATATGCTGGTCTTTCCCAATAATATAGATATTTTCCTTCCGCAAAAACACCTAAATTATCCTGTAGCTTGACACCCAAGATTGCACCATAATCGTAATCATTCCATGTCATCCACGTTGGATCCATAAATTCAAATTCATGCGGTGGTTTCTTATCATCCTTATGCTCTTTATAATGATCTGCGTTATGATATGAATAGTGATCATGGCCATAATGGTATGGTAACCAATTTCCCCATGCATGAAACCACCAATTATCCGCGTGATAATAAAAGTCGGCGCCCAATACGATTGATGTTTCTCTTTGAAAGCCAAGACCTCGCTTGACTCCATTTATATAGTTCTCCAACATACCAGGAAAGTAATATAAAAAATATTCCCTATCAGTGTATGCAAATATTTTACCATCGGTATCTCTCCATAGCCAATCAACACCAACAAATCTACCGTCATCATTCCAAAATGGTCCACCACCTTCTATCTCTCTAAGTTCACCAGTTTCAGGATCTATTTCATATAGTTGTAAATCTAAATCACCGTCTAAATAATCTTCTATAAACCAAGCATTATCATCTATACCAAAAGCATCTTCTGCAAAATTCCACCATTGACCTCTATACCATGTAGTATCTAAAATCATAGCATCAAATCCATATACTGGATGCTGTCTATGTTTCATACCTGCACTGAACGTAAGACCATTATCCAATACTGGTGGAGTCCATTTAAAACGTAAATCTCCTTGACCGTATTTAATATCTTCCAGTCCCAATTCAGTCCAACCAACTTTAGCCATAAACCAATCACCTGTATATCTCAACCAATATTCTTGATTTAAATATTCATTTCCCCATTGACGACCTTCAGTCCATTTAAATAGGAATTCCCATCCTTTGACGGGAGCTATAGTTGCACTTTCGTTTGCATTCTTTTCAGAACCATCATACCAAGTTCCACCTTTACCTGCGTTTTTAACACCTCTTTTTGGTTCGTATTTGAATCTACCAATCTTACGTAAGCCAAATGATTTTTGAAAATCGGGTTTCAATTCTCGTTCATCTCTATCTACTACAAGTTGTCCAGTACTTAAACCCCCAATAATAGCAAACCTATCATCTTGATGTCGTGGAGCATTAAGGCTGAAACTAGCATATGCCGTGGAATATTTAAAAAATTTCCAAAGTTCTGTTTCTGCAAACAAAGATGAGGTTAACAATAAACCTATTATGATTCTCTTTAACATCTGTTTTCTCCAAGTTTAATCGTCGGCGTGCTCTAATAATTTTACGTCATCTTCTGCGTTATTGAACCAGAAGTCAATGACTTTGGCGAATGAACCGACAAATCCACCAAGCATTAATAATAATATTTCTTTCCATCCACCCATGACATCAACGCCGCTGCTCATAAACCATATCATTAGGCCTAGAATAGCTGAAAACAAAGATACGACTGCTATGCTAATCAACCATTTCTTATTCTGTCTAAATTTTATTATGCCAATAAGTTCTGTATTGATTGCATGTTTTTGATCCTGAATATGCATTTCAGGTGTATCTAAAAAGTCTTTTTTATTTTTGTCTATAGACATACGCTTTCTCCCATTATTAAATATCGAATCTTACAATAAATGATAAGGCTATCTCCGGATCGTTTCTAACGGGTCTAGATGTTTTAGCTACAGCTAATAAATCACCGTGATCATTATATAACCCAATCGTTGTTACGTAAGGTGCGAAGAATGAATGTGTTGTAAAGTTTTCAGTTTCTGTTGTTGCAGTATATCCATTGCTCTTATATAATGATTCAGCTGGAGCTGCAACTAAGTCTCTCATTGTTCCATCACTTAAACCAGACGGAATTGTTTGGCTTCCGCTTCTTTCTAATGAAACACTAATATTTGTGGTGCTATTGAATCTTCCTTCTGGAACTACTACGGTATATTCATGCTCGTAAATTGTTTTTGTTGAATCAAATTTTAATGTCCAACCATTTGCGCCGGTTAATTTTCCAACATTACCATACATACTTCCAGTATCTGTCAACATTATTAAACCATAATCATAAGATACAACGCCAATTGAAGATCCTGATCCTTGTGCAGTTAAGCTAGCACTTAAAAAATTTGTTTCATAATCTTCATCATACAAATTTCCATATCCATCATCTTTAACTGTTATCGCCGCACCCTTGGAATAATCTGTTAATTCTATAGAGCCAGATCGTATTCCTTCTCCAAATATTTTTTGTGGTATACTAATAACATTAACTGCGTTATGTATTTTTCTTAATCCCAATATTTCCCAATAATATTGATCGTTTTTGGATTTCCCATTTCCCCATGGTTTAAAATACCTATCTAATGTAAATTGAGGTTGAGCATTGGTTTCACTATGATTGTTTGGCGCATTAGCAAAATGAAAAAAATTACGTTTAATCTGTTCAAATAATGGTCTATTATAAAACTTATATGCTGTACCTCCACTTGTGAATGTGTTTGCAGCTGCAGAACCAGTATCAAAAGCAGGATTTCCACTTAAACTTCCAGACTCTGCACGCAAAGGCATTACACCCAGCCTTGTAGCTGTATCAACACCATCATAATATGTTACTGTAAACTGCTTATGAACAGCAAATGGTGTTACTCTAGAATCTTCACTATTTATTTGTCCAAACATTTATCTCTCGTTTAGAATAAATATTTTGAGTTATAACTTTGTTAGGAATAAAAACCCCATGAGAGGGTTATTATTAGAAGTCTAGTCTAACCTTAATTAACGCTTCCCTACTTGTGCTCTTTAATATTGGTCTAGACAACTTCGCTACTGCTAACAACTCATTAGAATCATTGTAAAGTCCGACTGTTGTAATGTATGATTTTGGATCTGTCCTAAAAGAAGGAACAGCTAAGGCATTATCTGATCCACTATAATATGTTGGATTTTGAGAATGGTTATACATTCCATGCTTTACTCTGCAAAAATAATGAGTAGATTTAATTTGTTCTTCGCGTCTTGCAGCAAAATAATTAGATGCACTTATGGCCATATAAATGCCCTTTGAATTGTTGTTATTTGTATTAGAAGCCGTATTGAAATTAGAAGCTCCAAGAAATACTCTACCACCAATTAAGTCACTATCTAATATTATTAATCCACTTTCTGGATAAAATTTTCCAAAATATTTGGTTGTTGATCCAGTAACTGCAGTACCTGTTGCGATAGAACCAGATATTATATTGAATTCTCTAGTTGTAGCATTCGCATTTGGATCTGATGTTGCTCCACTATCGTCAATCAATTTCACTAGTGATCCATTACCGTTTGCTAATGCACCTGAAATATGAAGTTCCCAATTACCTGGATCCATTTTTTCTTTTAATCTGTTTCTATTCATTGCTATTGCAAAGATACTATTTGACGCTGTATCCGCCGCCGCGCCGAATTTAAACTGTGTTTCATTTTGTGTCAATAACAAGTTACGTAATTGAGAGTACACAGCTTGTGATGCTTTGTAATTAGAATCTCCGGATAAGGAACCAGATCCATTTAAATTACCATAAGCAACTGAAAATTGAACAGAAGCTGTTGCGTTTGTACCAACTACGCCATTATACACATCATAATAATGTTCGCCTGTACTTCCACTTTGTGTTGAGGATGTATAAAATGAAGTCAGTGTTCCTACACCGCCTGACCACATTCCAGAAGATACGATGTTTACCTGACCCGGTATTTTATCGTCGTCTTCGAATCTTGAAAATATTCCTTCTTGTGCCATAATTTAGCTCCTATATCATTTATAAATATTACTTATAATATCTTTTGTTGTAAGTTTATGTTCTTGGATTTATCGTAATCGTTACAGTTTTAGTTGCACCTGAATTTACGCCGGTAATTCTTAACCTAGCGGTTTTTTGTGCAGTTACATTTTTTCCAACTATACTTACGGTAGTTCCAGTTAAAGTTTTTCTAGTTTGTGCCATTATCTTCTCCCATCCCGTCTTTCACGTTCATCTCGTCTTCCATCATCTCGTCGTTCTTGCCTTTCTTCTCGTTCTTCTCTACGTTCTTCGCGTTGATCGAATGTTCCAGCGAGTCTTAATGTTTGAGCACCTTGTGCCTCTCTTGGGACACGATTATTTAAATCAATTCTTGTTCGTTGTGCGTTAAACCCTGCCACTGTATATGATCTAGATTGTTGACCATTATAAAAATATCTTAGTTCTATTCTTGTATTTCTTGCCAATAATCCTTGATCAATTAATGCATTGAATAATCCAGCAGATGATCTTGGTTCATTTAATGCCCTGTCTGTAGCTTGAACTTGTACATCTGTAAATGTTCCACTATCGGATGATTCTTCACGATTGTCTCTTGAATCAGTGTTTTCTACGGTCATAGTTAATACACCGTTTCCGTTAACAATTACCCTAACACCATTTTGGTTGTATATGTTTTCTTCATTTGAAATTGTATTAACCAATGATCTATCTCGTGGATCTTCTAATTGTATACCACCTGTAGCTCTTATAGCCGTTACAGTTCTATCGTTTTCTCTAACAATGTTTAATTGATTAGAAGAATCTGTTTCTGATGCTGTAAAATCCATTCTAGCAAATCCATCAACAGGTCTTAAGTCTCTACCATTTACTGATATATTGTTTGCTTGTGCGGCTCTTAATACATTTCTATTTACGTCTACTTGTGATACGCTAACTTGGAAAATTTCTGGAGTACGTTGTTCACCATAATTGCCCAATACTAAATCTACATCTTGATCATCATAATCCAATTCGAAAATAAATTCTTCACCTTCATTTCCTGGGGAATTAATAACTGAAGGAGTTAACATTACAAAGTCACCAGTTCCCACAAGATCGACGGAATTTGGTATAGTTGGAGATACTTGTGGTTGTCTTTCTGGTGCTTCAATTTCTCTTGTTATTAATTTATATCGTAATGCTTCAGTAGAATTTGTAAATGCCTCTAATATTGGCATATTTTCTATTGCCACACCATAAAAATTCGGCCCATTAGAATTGGACTCATTCCATAGTGTATAGTCTATATCGTCATCGCCCAATGCAAACTTAACTATCTCAAACTGATTTTTTGAAAGCTCTTCCCTTCCTTTATCGGTTAAGACAGCATCGACAATTAGCGAACTTCTATCTAAAAATGACATAGAATTGTTCCTTTATTTATGATTCATCAACAAATGCTGTACTTACAGTTGTTGCAAAAGTTGCACCGTAAGTTAATCCAGTAACAATGATTGTAGTACTAGGATTGTTTTCTCCTGCCGCAGGTTGTGTGATTGCTTTAGCGCGAACAGTAGCTGATGAACCAAATACAGTTTGACTAATATTTTGTGTCGACTGTGTATAGTTTATTGCTCCTGTATTACCAACTCCTCCATCATTTTGTGGTGAAGTTAAGTATGCTATAGATGAATTTAATACAGTAAATGAATATCCATCAGGATCAACTGTTCCATCATTTGGCACATTGGTAGTAGCAGGCGTAATTGTAAATTCATCGATTGCAGTACCTAAAGAACTCCAATTAACAGTATATGAAGCTTGTATACCTGTAAGGGTAGACATTTTTCTTGTTCCAACAGGACGGGTAACAAGTTTATACCTCATTATAGTGTTTGTATCAGGAGTAGGTTCTAACAAAGGAAGTGCCTCTATTACTTGACCATAATAGTCGGTTCCACTTGGATGACTAACATCCCATAAAGCGTAATCGACTTCGTCATCGGCTAGAGCAAACTTAGTTATCCTAAATTCATTTTGACCCCTACTAAGGAGCTCTCTACCTTTTTTTGTTAATATCGCGTCCAAGACAGTGGTCGCATTATTTAAATATCCCATCTTTTTATTCTCCGAGTTTTATAAACAGAACTATTTGTTTATAAATATTGCCGTTTATAGTTTTATTCTAAATCTAATTCTACATCCAATGTTCCATCATCGTCAGGTCTCAATGCGTATGGATTAACTTCAGTTATTTCAACCGCTAATTCATTTCCAAATGGTACGGATGATCCATCTTCTTTGCATCCAGCATAAAATGATCTAGCCAATCCAGTATGCTGTTTATAAACAGATTCGAATCTGCTTGGTACTAGTGATGATGAACTTGGTAATTTTAAAGATGCACTAAGTGCAGAGCTATAATAAAATTCATATTGTTCGTTTTTCTCTGACATTCTAGATTCTGTAACCATAGGTGGTATGGCTTCTAGAAAAATATTTGATCCACCACCGGTGTATATCTTAACGTCAGTATAATCTCTATCTGCCGCATCTTGTAAATAATCTATTGAAAATCCCCTAAAAGATCCACCAACTTTAAATGTTTCTGATCTTGTAGTATCGTAGTCTACTCTACTAGATAGCAAACTTCCTGTTGCATCAAGTAATGTTGCCTTTCTGTTTAATCCACTATTACTACCTGTAATAAACCAACCTAATTCATTTGCAATACCACGATATCTATTTTGTGATCCAGAAACTGAATAATATGCATCGCTATCAATGCTGCTAGATCTGTATAGCATATTAGATGACGATAAAATATGATGATTATCGGCATCAACTATTCCTCTATGTCTTTTTTGAGAACCACTTACATTAGATGGAAAAAAATCTGTCAAATCGTATTTTGCTTCTTTCCTTAAATTTTCCATGGACGGTTTCTTTCCCATTATAACTTTATTTCGTTCTAACATTGTTGGTTCTATTAATATTCCCAATGTTTTTTGTGCTCTTCCTGGAGAAAGTTTTCTAAGATGGTCAAACAAACTTAAATCATAATACTTGATTAACTTTATATAATCCCAAAAACCCTGTTTAGTTGTCCATTTTTTCCAATACGTGTCAGCTACCCTATCAAATCTTCCGAAGGTATAACGTTCTTCATATTGATCTCGAGGATCTCCTAAATATTTTCCATAATCTAAATCTGCCACCGATAATATAATATCTTCGTTTATGACATCAGTTGGTGCAAAGAATATTCCTAATTTTCCAGAATCATTAGACGCTAAATCATATGCACTAATTTCTACCCGTTCGTTTGGACTCAAAACACCTGGTGCACCATCTGGCGTTCTAAGGTGATTTTGTTCTATTCTAATTTTATTAGTAGACTTGCCGAATCCTATATTTGGAATGAATGCTTTTTGTCTGTCTGAAACATTACTAAATGGTATTTCATCTGCAAAACCAGATGCAGTAGCATATGTTTGTCCATCGGTTACCGTAAAATCTTTTAGTGCATTTGGTGATGAATTTAAATTTACATTATCATCCATTGACAATCTAAGACTTAGGTCAAAATAAGATGAACTAGCATGGTTTCCATTAACAGATTTCGGAGCTGAAACATGATTGTAAAACGCTGATTCACTTAATGGTGTATTCCAATATCTAAACTCCATTAATGACCCAGAAAATTGTTCACCCTTACTAGCATCGTCAAACTTACCACCTATAAACCAATTATTATCCACAGCTGCACTTCCAGTTTGATACCACATTTCGTTTAATGATCCAGTAACAGTCATACTAGAAGAGGCCTTAACTGATATTTCATCTGTACCTGAATCATAATATCCAATAAACATATCATAACTTTGTGTCAATGCACTACCGGTATTATGTTGTAAAGTTTGATCTTGATAGCTACTTGATATTGAACCCTTTCTTCTTCTAACCATTACTGACCAGTACTCATCATTATAAAATGGTTGGCTAGTAATACTCATACTTGCATTTGTACTTCCACTTAAAACAAAATTTATATTTCCTTGTCCATCTGTAACTCCATCATTTGTCAAGTATATTGCAGCTTCTATTTTGTTTGTACTATTTATCTTCGTTGCTAATAGTTGATCTAATTCCTGTGCAGTTTTAAATCTAAATTCAATTGTATCGGGTGATTTTGTGTATGGAACAGTTACATCATACCATGGTACTTGAACATATTGTGCTCCTTTAAAATCTAATGCTTTAGTAAATCTTGTTTTTATTTCAAAGTCTGATTTCCCATTTAATTTTGGACCACCATATTCTTGTACTCGTAATATAGATGTTGGAATTCCATAAGCAGCAATTAATGCCTTAAGCGATTGCTTTGTTCCCTTCGATTTTAACATATATGGCATTGTTGCCAATATCCTATTCCATATTTCTCTTGTCACATCCTTTTGGGATTTCTTAGTAAATCTAACATTATAAATCCCAGTATCAGACCCAGACTCTTGTAAACCTAAATGATATTGCGGAAGCCTAACTAAATCCCTTCCTTCTTTCATATCAAAACCTAGCGATTTTGCAACTGGCTCAACTAACGCTTGTGATATTCCCTTTGTTACATCTTCACTTCTATCATGCACATCAGTTAATGCTTTTACGTGCGTCCATATTAAATCATAATGGTGTCCCATCATATCCATAAACGTTATAAATTGTGTATTTTCTACATCATACGTTATATGTTCAGGTAAATTATATACTAATCTATTCGTGTTGGTTCTATCATACAATGAAGCTGAAGCAGTTGATCCATTATACCAATTTAAAAATTGAGAACTTGTCGTATGAGCTATTACATATGGAGAAGTTAAAGATCCATCACCTGAAACTTTAGGAGCAGCGTTATCATAAAATTCCCCGTTAGAACTTGTGATGTAAGATGAGGATTGGAAATACATGTAATTCTCAAACTCATCAAATCCATTTATAGTTTCTCGTTTCTTTAATTCCCATTTGGTAATATCTACTGAAGCTGAAGCCACAGAAGATCCACCTGCATTTCCCAAATAACCAGATCCTGTATAATTTCCAGTTAATGATGCACTATTTTGTGTATATGATTCAATTAATTCTAATTTGTATTTGAAGTTTTTAAATCGTTTTTCTACTGACCCAAAATGAGAAAAGTTTTTATATTGGCGATAGTCTACATTAATTGCTGCCTTTTCTAAACTACCGCTTAATAATCTATCTTCTAATTGTTCTCTAACTGCAGATCCACTACCAACTATATCAACATGTGATAAATATTTTGTTGTCCTATCCCTTATTGGCGAATCAATATCTTCTAATTTCGGCAATCTTAAAACTGTTTCTGGTATTTTTTCTTCTATAAACGGAATCAAATTAACTGTTTCTGTCAATGATGGCGTTACTTCTTCAGCCATATAAACCATATCTAACTCTTCAACATCTTCGGAAAGTGGCTCTAAAAGTTTATATGCAATTGCACCCGGGTATCTTTCCGTATTTACGGGTTTAAAGTTTATAATAAGAGATTTGTCGTCTTCACCGGCGATTACATATGTGTATAGGTTGTCTTTGTCCTTTAATGGGTATCGTATAAAATAATCTCTAAACGGTTGTGCACCATTTACTGATTTTTCAGAATTAGTTATGGCATTTATTTCTTCACCATATTGGTCATATGATTTGTCAACTACTAAACTTTTTGTAGTGCCATCATTGAGCACGTCAAGTATTTTCCCTTCATATCTTGCAAATATATCTTCGATTCTTGCAGGTTGAGTTATATAATCAACCAAAAATCCGGATCCAAAGGTACTATATTTATTAACTTTAAAATTTGATAGTATTGAATTTTGTTCTTCCGATGCTTCATCATAAGTTTTGCTAACGCGTATTGTTTCTCTATTAATGACTTCATCAATTATGAATTCTATTGGTGCCAATAATGCAGTATCATCAACCACAACTCTATCTTCTGCAGTTTTAACAACCTTTAATGTTATATCATCAACATATAATGTACCAAAATCGCCATAATGCCCATATGTGTAAAGTCTAACGTCATCTAATAAACTAAAATTGTCTGGTATTACAAACTCATGTATTGCCAATTCCCATTCATTGTATTCTTCACAAGCAATATATTTTCTAGAAGAACCGGCTGCATTATTTTCCCCATTTAAATAGAACGTTCTCTTTTTTACTACTGGTTTTCCGTTATCTAAAACAGCATCTGGATTATCTTCGAAAAAATTCTCACTCAATTCCCAAACTGACCCGTTCCAACAAAAATTTCCGTCTATTGTTCGATTCTTTCCAACTATTATTTCTTGTTCTTCAGACGGAAATGAACTAACTGGTTTCAATTCACCATTAGAATCGGAATATCTAAATCTAGCCAATCCGGCAGCTCGTAGTTGTCGTATGTACATTGATTCCCATTCATATCCAGTCCAATACCAACCAAATGCTTCTGTATCTACTGACATATTACCAAAGTTAATGACGCCTGGTACTATTTCTCCAATTTTATAATCGGCAGATTCACTTAATAATACCCAATCTCGTAGTTGATCATTCCATTCCCAATCACTAGCTTCCTTATCAGATCTAACCCAAGATCCAGGTTTTTTCTTTGCTTGATCTATTAATTTATCAAATCGTTTTTGAATTCTAGCTTTTTCTGCAGCGATTAATGGATCTGTATCTTCTCTAACTTGACTCTTTTCCCATTTCATTTCTTGCTTAAGCTTTGCAACTTCATTACTTGGTCCGCTAAATGAAAAATACCCACCTCTACTTGTTTCGCCAGCAGATCCTCGCTTAGAAGGAATATCTTCTGGTCTAGTTGGTATATTGTATCCTTCAGGTGGATTTAATGGTTTTAAATTTTCTACTCGACTAGAATCAAAAAACATACTATTAGAATCCCATACTGGTGGATTACTATGAATTGTTGTTGCACCCGGATGATAATTTTCATATGCAACTTTATCTTGGTTTTCTATGTCTACATCTGCCAATTCAGGATCTTCTGTTGGAAAATCAAATGTTAATTTGCTATAGAAGTATAAACCAACACTTGCTCCTTTTCGTTCTCCCTCTTCAAAATTGTCGGGCAAAGATTTTTGCATCCATTGTATTCTTATAGTATCACCGTGTCTTATTCCGTATGCCGCTAATGGTTTGACATATCCTTCTTTAGATGCGATTGACATATATCTATGTGTCCAATTACTGGTTTCTATTCGTCCGTCATCTATTCTAGGATCGGCTATTCCTTGTTTTGTATAATATCCATCTGTTGGGTTTTCCCATGCATCTAATGCAGATTCTTTTAGGTTTTCAATAATTTCTTCTTGGTTGTTTATGTCTGGAAAAAACATAACTGGACCATCGTTTACACCTTCGTCTGCCAACCAATGTGGATGATAGCCATATTCAGCAGTTCCAGAATGGCTATATGGTTTCTTACCATCAAACCAATTAAATCCATCATTCCATGCATCATCTCCGTCAGATTTTGTTACTTTAATTGCACGCGCATGTAAATTTGGATCCCAACCATAATCATTTGCAATTCCACCCGGTCTTCCTCTTTCAGATTGATCGGCTATTACATCATTTTCAAAAAACGTTTCTATATCTTTTTCATTAACAATTGTCTGTTCAGATAAATCATCAATCGCGATTCCATCGTTTATTGTTATTTTGCCACCAACCATTTTTTGGCTGAATCCAGATTCTATTTCTGAAAAATCAGCATTCAATATTTTCCCATCAGGTTCTAAAAACTTAATCGTATTTGATATTGGAACATCTACTAATCCACCATCTTCTATACTCCCTCTCCTACCAAACGGAGTAGCTGTACCGCCAACTTCTAATTTCGCACCAACTATAAATGCTTCTTCACCAATGATATTAGGTGATGTGACATCGTATCCACTAGAATGATATTTGAATATTATTCGTAAATTTATTTTGTCGTTTCGAGTTTCAGTTAATTTAAATGGTAAAACTAATCTTTGCCATTCACCTGTCATAGTTACATTGTTGCCGTATCGTGTGTTTACACTACCTAATCCCCATGGACCAGAATGGGCCATCAAACAAACCTTTAATCCTTGCGGTGCTTTAACATATACGCTATATGTCATTAATAAATTTTCTATAGACGTATCGACTTTATACCATGGAGTTAATCCGACAGTATAATTTGTATGTGCCAATGCTCCTACACTTCTTCCAATATCTTCTAAATAACTTTCGCTTCCATTTATTGTATTAATTACCGTAGTTTTTACACCGATCTTTCCAACTGGACTATCTAAAGCCACGTTTTCAAGTGACATTCCACGGTTTAATGGGAATGGTAATTCTGTAACAACTGCGTCTGCATTTGGCCATGCTCCATGACCAATCCACCCCATTCGTGAATCAAGATTTCTTTCCTCAATTAAATTAACAACTTCATTTTCTATTTCTATATCAGGAATAACTTCGTATTCATCTCTAACTTCTTCTGTAAATCTTTCCGATAAAAAATATGCATTGTTTATTCTAATTTTACCATTAACTAATTTTCTAGATAGGTCTTCTTCTCTGTCAATGTTAATTAAATTTAAATTTCCATTCTGTGAAAATGTAGCAGATTGTGGTAATCCATCCAATCCGATTGGTGGAAATGTATTTAAGCATGTAAAACCAGCCATTCTAAAATTTTCCAAATAGCTAGGATCATTTATAAAACTTGGTGATACAATTATTTCGGTTCTATCTGAAGAAATAGATTGAATTATGTACTTATTTTCTTTTACATATAATCTATCGCCTTCGACAGTTGATGATTCGGCATGTTCTTCTTGCGCATAAACATATCCATCAGAACCAGTTACAAAGTTACCATTAAAAATTCTTTCGTCACCATTTACCAATAGAGGAAACGGACTACCAGCTTTCACCCTAAAAAAATCAAAATCCATTCTAAAACGACCTTGTTGATAACCACAATCCCTAAGTATTTTACCAGGATCTAGCTTAACAACAGCCGGGGCATATGGAATTCCTTGTTTTACAAATGATTCAAATTGATTGTTTGTTAAATATTCAGTCTTTAATATATTATCGTTATTTCCATATATGTTTATTCGTATAATATCATTTGTATCTACACCAAATTCTTGTTCTGGCCAAACATTAGAATGATAGCCAGCTCCAGCAAATTGTGGATATTGGTTTTGATCCCTAAATGTTATGTGATCTTTACTCTCCGGTAGAGATATTATATCATATAACTTTTTAGGAATATCAATAGTCCTTCTTATTTTTTGATTAGGCATTAAAATTCCTCAAATTCTCTATTCAAAAGATCTTGTGTTTCCGTTCCTGTTCTATATCTTGTTCTGTATAATTGTATGTTTAAAAATTGTGATTCGCCGGGCATACTAGTTCCAGTTTCAGGATCTTGATACAATTGAATCGTATCGTCCTCTGTTCGTAATGAATCATAATCAGTAGACCCAAATGGTTCCATAGTGTTTAACCATTTGCTCTTTGTATTGACAAAATCTTGTTGATACTTTACCTCGTCTCTATTTTTTATGGAGGTATAGTGTTCGTTTGCTTGTAATTCTTCTTGTGAGTATGGCATTATCTTACTACCTTAAATTCACCTACATCATAAAAATTTACTTTCTTATTAATTCCAGTTCCTTCTTCTATTTTGACCCGTAATCTGTAAAACCTTTCAGGTTCCAATCCATCTGTTCTTAGATTGAAAAAATTACTAGTAGTATCACAACTTATTTTTGAACCAATACCATACGGTATTATAACATCATCAGTAACTGCATCCAACACAGTATAAAATGATGATCCGCTTGGTAAATATTTTACTGTTAAATATTCTGAAGATGTTGCAAACGTTTTAGTTGGATATTTTTCTCGACCTTTAACAATTATTTTGGACAAACTTCCAACTTTATATTCTCTAGAAAAGTTCTCGGTGTATATTTTTAATTTGTTTAATTCATTCGAGCTCAACGCAGATAAACTTCCTGTGCTCCAACTTGAATCATCCCATTCAACTTCCAACGTAGGTGCAAATATTGTATGTGTATCTGAAGAAAAGAATTTATGCGTACCTAATTTCTCAACACTCGCCTCATCAGTTGCAGAACGTCTTATTAAAAATCCCTCATTTGCAATACTACCACTATACCATTGCTTGACAATTTCTGTTACGTCAGCTCTAACATCTATATCATTATCCTTACCAACGGATATTGATGATGTATGATTGGATCCAGAAAAATATGTTGCACCCGAATATAGATCTTCATTGGTATGCCAAACACTACCACTTCTCTCATCTCTAAATTTCCAACTTACACCATTTGTTGTTGGTGGTGTGTCTGATGTTTTTCCATCTCCTTCAACCCAACTCTGGGATATCGCATTGATATATAAGACTTGATCTCTATTTAGTTCTTGAGATCCAGCATCCTTTAAGTTTAAATAAAATTTAGCATCTGCTGGAATTGTACCATCTGCAATAGAAGACGATATTGTTGTAATGGGAAATTTTATTAGTGATCTTTGTATATCTTGAACAGCAATTGAACTATCCTTTTGAAATGTTTTACCAATAACAAGAATTTCATCCATACCGTGATTCTTAAAACTACCAGTACTATGTGTATCTAAATTTCCTTTTATTATGGTAGCGTCTTTTTCTGCTTTTTGAAAATAATGTGCCACTATATATCTCCAACAACTTTACCAATAATGTCTATATCTGGATATTTCACTTCAAATATTGCAGGATCTAGCGATGGATATATTACCGATTTTCTAGTTGCTCCATCAATATCATAAATATTTCCACTATAGCCATTAGCTGTTTTAAATTTATTATCAATTGCCACTATTTGGTTTGTCGGATTATTATCTTCTGGTGGAACAACATTATTGACACCGTCAACTAGTGATAATTCGTATGCCAAATCTGACATTATTATAGGTTGATTGATTTGCCATTTATCAATATCAAAATAATCCTTTACTACTTGTATACATTTCAATAATACTTCTTGCTTATTAAAATTTCTCTTTACTAAAATAGAAAACCGTACACCGATGTTGATAATATACGCGTCTTTAATATTAATCGCATCTGTCAATATACGATATGGACCCAAATATTTTTGAACGTTTTGTTTAGTTGCAGGGTTTACATGAACCAACTTTTTATCTTGATTATATCCTAACACATAAAAATTCATAGCTAATGGATTAGGAACCTTTACCTCCAATTTCGATAACGGTATTTCTCCACCAAATTGGTCTAATGTGGCTTGTGTAATTGTTTTTTCCTGCAACACACCATCTCCAGAATTTAATTGATCATCAGATGTTATGTATATTTTTTGGACATTACCATATTTTGCAGGTAAGTTATAAATTCTTGTAGAGTAATCTTCCTTTGTTACTGCTCTATTTTGTGCTTGGAAGTATTGTCTTGTATTTTCTTTTATTTCAGTTAGGCTTTCTTCTCCTCTACCACCAGTTGCTGCAACCATATTGTCAAATGCAATTGAATTTCTTGTTTGCTGTATCAAGGCTGAATCTAATCCGTTAGTAGATAGCGACAAATTTAAAGATCTCTTTGTTGTTATACTATTCATTGGAACGTTTGCTTCTACTCCACCACCATGCGAATATACAACTGTTAATGTCGTATTTGATGGTGCACGACCATAAACTGCAGTATTTAGAAAATTTGCCGGATCTAATGCTGATTGATTATTTAAAAAATTTGTAGTGGTAAAATTATTTCCAACAGTAGAAGGATTTGGTATGACTTCTTCATCTGCTCCTGATGCAGTACCAGAACCAAATCTTAATTGTAATTTTTTATCTACAGTTACCCTAGTCTTATACCTATTCTGTGTTCTAATCATTTTTAAAATATATGGAGTGGTATCATTATATCCTGCTAGATTCTCATCGTGTTCTGCAGTATTAGGAACATCATCATAAATCAAATCTTGTGCCAAAGATTCAACTTCATACCATTCATTACCGTCAGTATCAGTTACACTAATGACTTCTAAAATATTTTTATTTGCCAATGTAACCATATCATATGCCACTGCATCTCCAAATGAAAATGTCTCAGTTTCTATTGTTCCACTGATAGCTTTGACTTTCTTTTTAAGTAAATATTTAGTTGGTATATTTGAATTATTGATTTCATATATTTCTACAGTAGTTGTGTCCATTGAACTAGAAAATTGAAAATTAACATCATCTAGTGTTCTAAATGTTTTGCCATATTCTGATGCTTCTATTAAACTTCCAGCTTTTACTGTATACCCATAATTGTAATTTGGTTGAGTATCATTTCCGGCTGTAACAGCTGGAACTGTTTGATATATGTCTAAAGATACCGTAGAAGGAGTCGACATTGTTGGCTTATATCCATATGATTGTGCGATATCAAAAACAGTTTTTCTTTCTTCTGCATATACCAATAACGACTCTCTAAATTGTTCATCTAAGTAGAACGAAAGAACATCACCAACATATGAAGCCATTTCTATGAACATCATACCTGGAGATGTCTCGTTAAAATCTGCATAGGAATTTGGAAAATACGTTTTTGCGTATTCTATTAAATCTCCCTTAAATGCAGAAAAATTCTTATTTAAATAATTTACCTGTTTTGGTCTTTCTTTTGTACTAGCCATATTATGTAGACCTTCTTAAGCTTAATGTTAATGATTCTGTTGCATTCGGATCAGTGACTATAGAGAACACAATAGATATTCTAACCATGTTATTATCTGGTTGGCTATCTATAATTATGTTGTTTATCAAAACATGTGGTAACCATGTTGCCACTGATTCTTTTATAGAGCTTTCAATTTTCCCATCAAATTCAGTTGTATAATTGTCGAACAATATATTATAAATATCAGATCCAAAAGTTGGTTGAGCAACTCTTTCTCCTTTTACCGTTAATAATAAATTTTTCAGATTGCTTATTGTTTGCTGTATTAACGTATTACTTTGCCTAAAAAACCCTTCACGTCCATGACCAATAGGTAATGTTATACCAATTTTTGAATCTGGATCCCTATCTCGTTCTCGAGTAGACTTTGTTCTTGGATTATCTAGTGCCATTATTTAATTATTCCACCTCCATCTGAAAGTTGAGTAGCAAGTTGACTTGTAATTGGTGTTATAGTTGCACCTAATTGCAAAGCTCTTGCCCTTGTAGTTAAATATCGTTGTCCCGAAGTTGTCGTCGCTAAACATATATCTAAACTATTTGATAGTCCATTTATTATTGTTGCTCTTTCAAGAGCAGTAGAACTATTGAAATTTCCTAATGCATCAGTACCAAACATTTGTTGAAGAGCATCTATGAGTGGTTGAAATGAATTAGCCTCGAATGGCGGAATAGTGTTTGCTATTTCAACTTCACCTTGCTTGACATAATCATGAATGGCTGCAGCTTCTTTCTGTGCCTCTTCAGTATTTTGTTTAAACTCTTGAATCTTAGCTTTAGTTTTAAGAAACTTATTTTTTGCAGTTTCTTGATTCTTTAGGTTCGCTAAATTTCTAGTAAGCCTATTTCTTTCTAGTGCCATGCTTTTTCCCTATAGCATCTACTACTTTTGCTGAATGTCCGCTCATTGCTTTCTTCATAAAATCTGGCATATTCGGATCTTGCATTTGAGCTGGACTTCCCATTCCAAGTTCATGAGTTCTATCAGACGTATATGTCCCTCCACCCATTGTCGGATAATCATCAGTTGGTAGTCCGCCTTGTGTTTCTTGCAAAATCTTATTTAACACAGGATCTTTAACGTTCAACGTCTCTTGTGTAGATTTTGGTTTAGTAGCTGGATCTGTTATTTCCTTTATTACTATTTGTATTTGTTTGGCAACTTCTTTTTCGACAGTTTCTTTAATTATCTTTTTAAGTGCCATAAGTGTATTTGCTTTCATGTCATTACCTTTATTTTATCTAAATGTTGAAGTTCTATCTAAATCATTAATAGCTGTTAAGCATTCACTTAAATCAACTAATTGCGTATCTAATAACGCTTCTAATTTTTGTCCATCTAACATAGCATCCTCATTATTTGTTTGTACTCCATCTGGTCCTGAAACTGAACCTTCATCTTTAACAGTAAATGGTGCTTGTTGTTCTGTTCCATCTGGCAAAATAACAGTGCCATCTAAAATTTTATCTCCTGGATTTA